TTGATGCCGGTTAGTGCCAAAGTAAGTCCATCTGATTTATTTGTGAAAGACAAATATGTATCAGAAGAATTGCGTAATTTGGCTAAAGAATTGAATGTGTTGTTTGTCACAGCCAGTCAATTGAATAGATCGGCGGTTGAAGAAATTGAGTTTGATCATAGTCACATCTCTGGTGGTATTAGTAAAATCAACACAGCAGATAATGTTTTTGGTATTTTCACTAGCCGCAGTATGCGTGAGCGTGGGCAATATCAATTACAGTTAATGAAAACTCGTTCAAGTTCAGGTGTGGGCCAGAAGATAGAATTAGAATTTAATGTTGAGACATTGAGGATTACTGATCCAAATCCTGATGAAGGTTATAAACCACCACAACCTTCAGCAAATGATATCATGAATAGATTAAAACCACAATCGGTAGTGCAAGAAGAACCTATCAAAAGAGTAGTTGCTGATATACAAGGCTCTAAGTTAAAATCCCTATTGAATTCATTGAAAAAAGAATAAATACAATATGGATAATTCAATGCAACGGAAAACCCGTAGTTTATTAGAAGAGTTAGAAGCGGTTGGTAGCAACCGTGATATGTCTCATATTATTGAATCTAGAGCTACCAACATAATTGTTAGTGCTATTAATCTTATAGAGACTATGAATAAGCATTATGATAAAGATACGGCAGAGTTATTAGAGAAGAAGTTATTAAGTGCTATTAGAGGCAAAGATCAGACTAGGTTTTCCAAATCAATCAAGAAGAACAAAGAGAGTTAATTATGAATTTATCAGAGTCTTTAGCCTATTTAAGATCCGGTATGCTGAAAGAAGGTGGCAATGCTATATCCGATTCGATGCCGGTAAACCGCAATGATATAAAACAAGTAGTAGATAAAGCAAAAAGCCTAATACCATCTCCATTATTAAACAATTTACAAGCAGATATAGGTTCTTCAGGATATAAGATAGAGTCCGGTGATATAGATTTGATGGTAGATGCAGAAGAAGTAGTTGCACTTTTTAAAACCGAGAATGAAAAAGATCCAGTAAAAGTAGCAAAACAAAAATTAAAAGATTATTTTAATTCTAAAGGAATTGAAGCAAATGTTAATGGTAGAAATGTTAGTATAGGTGTAGAATATACAGACCATGCCTCGCAGAAAAAAATTGCACAAGTGGATGTGATGGTAATACATGATGCTAGTATAGTAGCACCTTGGCATCAGCATGGTCCACGCGGTATGTATGATGATCCTGAATTCAAGGGTAGCGAAGTTTTCATGCTTATCAGTAGTATTGCCAAACATTTAGGTCTTAAGTTTGATGCATTTGGTGCTAAACTGATGCGAAGAGATGATAACCAAGTAGTAGGGCGAACACGAGAACAAGTAGCAAAGATATTATTAGGTCCTGAAGCTCAAGAATCTGACCTAAATAGTGTCAAGGCTATAATGAAATCATTACAATCAGATCCAGATCGTGAATCAAAAATCGCACAAGCTAAACAAGACGCAGAAAAAGGGTTGTTACGGTTACCTGAATCAGTAGAATTTGGTTCACCAAGTTGGTTTAGAAACATCATAGACAGAGTGTCATGAGATTCGTAGAGTTTGGTAGATCGTTAGTTGTAGAAAATAAAGAAGCTAGCCCAAGAATTCCACATCCTGAGGATGCTATATTTGTTAGTCAAGCAGAAGCAGCCAAATATGAGAAAGCACTTGAAGATGCTATCTCTAATTCAGAGCAGATAAGCATCAAGTGGGATGGTGGCATAGCATTATTTTTTGGTATTAGTCCAGCAGGTAAGTTTTTCATTAATGATAAGTATATGCCAGAAGGATTTTATGCATATAGTCCTAAAGACTGGGAACGCTATGACACAGAAATAAAGAAATCCAAGACAGCAAGACCTGATTTGTATAAAAAACTATCAGTGATATGGAGAGGTCTACAAGAATCAGTCGTTGATAATGCTGTATATAAAGGTGATTTGATGGATGTTAGTGATGGTGGTCCTCTACAGCCGGTTAATGGTATGTATCAATTCAAGCCCACTACGGTCACATATGATATAAGTCCAGACAGTGAGATAGGTAAGCTGATTAATGGCAAAGTAGCTGTGATAGTCGTCCATCAGCGTGATGGTAAACCATGGGACGGCAAGACTGGATTAGTAAATCGCAGTAATGTAGCGATATTAGCTCCAAAAGCAGGTCTTAGTTTCAAATTAACTAATCCAGTTAAACTAGTAAGAGATGCTAGAAACGCAGTTACAATGCAAGGCCCAATAGCTCAGGATTTTTTAAATGGTATGGCTAGCGTAGCACGATCAGCTATACAGACTTATTTCAATCACAAAATCACCGGACAAACTAACGAGGACCTTTTACCTTGGCTTGAGAAAAAAGTAAGTGGTAAACAATATATGCTATTAACTGAATATATCAAAGAGAATCAAGAAGGTCTCAACGCTCTTATTAATGTATGGAATAGCGTGTATAATCTAAAGCAGAATCTAGCAGGACAGCTAGAGAAACAAGTAAAAGGCTTCAATCAGACCATCAATGGCCAACCCGGAGGAGAAGGATTCGTTGTCCCCACTTCGGCAGGATTGGTAAAATTGGTCAATCGTCAACAGTTTGGTGGCGCACATTTCAATAAGTAAATACTAGAAACCAAGTTTTTTTTGAATAGGAATAAATAAAATTAGAGTCTTTGCACTCACATTTTAAAAGGAAATTCAAAATGGCACAATTTACAAGAACGAATGGTGACTATCAACCAGTAGTCGTATTAGATGCACCAGTTGGTAATGCTGCTGGTACAGCAGGTTGGAATAATGGCGTTAACGCTGTTATCTCTGGAGCATCAGTTCAACCACAAGGTCCTAAGCTAGATTATTTCACAATCACAGCTTCTGGCAGCTCAACATTTAGCACAACTCAGGTTAATGTTATTGTTCAGACAATCCAGCAATTAGCTACAATTTATATCTATGAATACAATGACAACAGTGGCAGTGCTGACTCAATGGCATTCGCTGTTTATCCAACAGGTTCATGGTACATTGACAACTCTGGTCCTCAGGGTGCTAACTCAAATGTAGTTCTAGCAATCAATACAGCATTGACTGCTGCTTCAGTTGCTAACACCACAACTGGTACAGCTTCAGCAACATTTACAAACTAATTAGTTTTGTATCCAAAGGCCCAAGAATTATTCTTGGGCTTTTTTTTCCTCTAAATAGTTGATGAGTTACAGAATTGAATGTTTCACCTTATATGACATATATAAAACTGGGGTTTTGAATAGACCTAAGCCAGTAGATTGTTTAGATGAAGAGCTTTGGCGATATAGGAGAAATACCCAAGCAAACTTTGATACAATAGTACAAGCTATATCATTAAGATCACAACCAGATGTAGTAGTTGATCCATACCGTATTGATATTAGATTTGATGATTTTGATAATTTTGGATTTCTATACCAGCAGATAGAAGATGAGACTTACCCATGTTGGGTTTTTGAGTTTGAGATACAGCATGCCAGTATATTCAATGATGGGATAAATGAATTGGGGCATTTATATACTGATTGTGACCAAGTACCTATGATTAGATGTGGTACAGAATGGGACAAGTTACCCTACTTTTTAGATTCATCTGTAGAGTTAAGGAACATTTATTTTAAGATTAAAAATGACTGATGAAAGAATTATAAACAAGATTACCTCATTTTTAAAAAATGAGTTGACATTTAATGTTGGTGATATTGTTATTTTTAAAAATGACAATAATTCCTATGAGCTTTTCAATAAATATTTAATTGAGCAATATGGTAAAGAATCGTATAGAGTCAAATGCCAGTTCAATTCAGTTGAGAAAACTTTTTCATCTATTAAAAGTGCAGTTACTTGGTGTATTTTTGACCAAAGAGGTAAATTTGCCGAATGTAACCGTATAGAAGAGTTAGATAGGTTATTACAGGGTATAGATGTTAGTATTAGTTTGTATAAGAAATTCATCAATAAGAAGTCTGATGTTGGTAATAAGTTGATATATATGGCTAAGTTGTCCGAGTATTACCATAAAAAGAAGAGTATGAATGGTGAGATGACAAAATTTATTGCTATTTCCAAGCAATGGCAAGAGCAGAAGTTTAAAACTCTATTAAAAAATGGTTGAATGATAAATATATTATAAGCGTAGGAACTACTATGAAACTAAATGACCTTGACACTAAAAAATATGCCCAAAGGGCCTTGAATGAGAATTACAATATTCCATTTAACATAGAGAATCTTTCGGCTAGCAGAGCCAAAACATTGCTTTCTAAAGTTAGAAAATTAGCTATGGAAGCCAAGCGCAGTCCAGATTTTCATAATAAGCAGACCAGTCCTTCTTATATGAAGTTAGTGTTTATGGAGCAGACCTTATCATCTCATTTAAGAGATTTAGCTCAATCTCCTAAGCCAAGAATTGTATTTGAAGATGAAGAAGTTGATTCAGCGCAAGTAACATTAGCTGCACAAGACATGGTTGATTCAGTTCAGAAGATGGTTGTAGAGATTAGTGATATGCTTTATAAAGAGTTACCTGCGTTGGTAAGTAGTATTGAATCTGATCCTACTTTAGGTAATGAAGCTGGTGATAGATTTGATAGTCAAGCCAGTGAGACATTGAGTGCGTTATTAGCTGCTGTACAAGAAGCCGAGAAAGGTTTGAAGGCTGCTAGAAACATAGTTACTGGTAAAGAAGGTGAGCCTATCGAGCCTGTGATGGGTCCAGAAGAGCCTGAAATGAATATGCCAATGCCAGGTGAAGAAGAGATTGAGGTTGGTGCTGAAGAAGAGATTCCAGCTCCCCCACCAGTAGCTCCTGCGACTGGTCCTGCAGGAAGAGCAAAGAGATAATCAATGTTTTTATTTGAATTAGATAGAACACCAAAGTTGATTGCCGCTTTTGATCAGTTCAAGACTGATTTAGAGAATGGCGAGCTTGATCCTTATTGGACCGTAACAAAAGTTTTGAGATATTTCCAAGATTATGATATCATTTTAAACAAGCAAGATTTGAGAAAACCTCCTTTCAATACTATTATAAGTGATATTGGTCCTGGCAATAAGATAATATTTAAAGAACCTGAGACAGCCGAAGCTCCTCCTGAGCCGCCGCCAGAGATGGCTCCACCTCCACCTATGCCTCCTCCAGAAATGATGCCACCGCCTGAAATGGCTCCTCCAGGTATGCCACCACCAGAGATGGCTCCGCCCCCGGTAGCTGGTCCACCAACAACCCCACCTGAAGATATAGTTGCACAAATGGCTAGAAATGCTGCTAATTTGCCAAAATGATAACTGCTACAAGTAACGCTGCTGAAAAAATAAAACAAAATATAAAAAAAAGAGGCCGAGGATTAGGAATAAAACTCGGCGTCAAGACTACTGGTTGCAGTGGACTAGCCTATACATTTGAATATATTGACATACCTGATCAAACTTATATTATCTATGAAAGTGAAGGTATTAATTTTTGGATAGATCCAAAACATATTGTGTATTTGGATGAAATTGTGATAGACTATGTAAAGCAGGGTCTTAACGAAGGGTTTGAGTTTACGAATCCTAAAGAAAAAAGTCGTTGTGGTTGTGGCGAAAGCTTTAATATATGATAATAGAAAAATTCAAATATACTCCTCTAGAAAGAAAAACAATAGATGGATCTAGACGATATCTCACACCAGATGGTGAAAAACTTCCAAGTGTAACCACTATACTAGACTTTACTAAAAGCGAAGAAAGTAAAAAAGCATTGCATAATTGGCGAAAACGGGTGGGTGTACAAAAAGCACAAGAGATTACTACTGAAGCAGCCGGCCGTGGTACCCGTATGCATAAATGGTTAGAAGATTATATCAAAACAGATAAGATCGGTGATCCTGGTTCTAATCCTTATAGTCAACAAAGCCATCAGATGGCTCAACATATTATTCAACAAGGGTTAGCTAAATGTAACGAATATTGGGGAACAGAAGTACCAGTATATTTCCCTAAGGTTTACGCTGGTACTACTGATTTAGTTGGGATACATGATGGTATAGAATCAATCATGGATTTTAAACAAACAAATAAACCTAAAAAACGAGAATGGATAGACGATTATTTCATTCAACTATGTGCATATGCTCAAGCACATAATGAGATACACGGAACTAGTATACGCAAAGGTGTTATATTAATGTGTTCTTCAGACTATCAATATCAGGAATTCATCATAGAAGGTAATGAATTTGATCATTGGACCGATCAATGGTTTAAAAAAGTAGAACAATACTATTCACAATTCATTTGAGATTTTGGATTGATATTTAGATAAATACTTCTATATTATAGAAGCCATTATGTCTATTATCCAGATTTCAAAAATACAACAACGATCAGGTAATTTAGTTGATTTACCCCAATTAAACGAAGCAGAATTTGGATTCGCTACCGACGCAAAAAAATTATATATTGGTAAAGAATCTCCAAATGAAAACATAGAGGTACTTACTTCATACTCTAGCATAGCTTTTAGCCAGATTGATGGTGCTGTGGGTAATTTGAATATCACCGCTGGTAATCTAGCTAATGGTGAGATTCTAGCTTATGATGGCAATAATTGGGTTAACAAAGGTGGTCCAGCCGGTGGATTACTTACTTTGGGTAATGTAAGCAATGTTCAAATAAATGGTGGACAAAATGGCTATGTTCTAGCAACTGATGGCACAGGTAATCTATCTTGGGAACCTAAAACAGTTTATGTCGC